CGGTAACAAGGTAACACTCCTGGCACTGTATAAATACCCAGTACATAGCCTGCAAGCCGCATAAACCCTAGCATCTTAAAACTTGGCATGGAGTCTGCATTGTATTAGCTCACAACACAACACAACACAAGGAATAAAATATTATGCAAACAATAAAATATAATGCTGAAAATTGGAGTGGCGAAGAATACAAGGTAACAATTAGGAGTAAAACATTCCGCGTATCTAATGGGTGGACGGGAACATATACGTCAACCGCACTAGAAGCCGATGCTGGGACATTATGCGCTGTAGAAATAGATGGACATAGGTTCACAGTATACGGGCAAGAAGATGGAGAATGGCACTGTGACGACTCCGGTATTTCTCGAGCCGCAAGCAGCCCTATTGTTGCGGCATTAAAAATAGGCCACAACACAATTTAGCTAAATACAATCAACGCCCTTTCGGGGGCATCAAGGGGAATAAATTATGAATCGTGCAAACTGTACTCGCATCGCAAACGCTATAGCCACAAAAGACAAAGCGGCAGCATGTAGCGTCATAGATGACATATTAACCAATGAAACCGGCGAGCATTGGATACGCGATCTAACCAAGCTTCGGGAATTCCTACTGGATGGCAAGCCAAGATTCTCTATCATGGCAAGAGACGGTAACGGGAAGCTTCCATTCCTGGCGTTTAGTAGCTTACCGGGTGAAGGTTTCTGCATTGGTGCTGGCGATTGCTTGGAATTTTGCTATTCGTTTAAGGCCTGGCGTTATCCTGCTGCATTTTGCCGCCAGGTACAGAATAGTATTCTATTGCAGACCAAAGCAGGCAAGCGGCATATTCTCTCGGCATTAGATAAGTTTAAGCCGAAAGCTGGCGCGATAGACTTTCGCCTATATGTAGACGGGGATTTTACAGGGGTTTCTGATATAGCTTTTTGGATGGAAGCAATAACAGCTAGACCTTGGTTGTTAACTTACGGTTACTCTAAATCCTGGCAATCTTTCCTGGAATACAAGGGCATTGTTCCAGGCAATTATAAATTGAATCTGTCTAGCGGATCAAAGTATGACGACAGCGTGAAGGATAAGCTAAAAGCTTTTGACTATGTACGCGGTGAGTTTATAGCGGTATCAATAGGTCACAAAGTAGCAACACAAGATCACGCAAAGCGAGAACACCAGGCAACACTGCGCCAGGTATACGCAAAAAAATCCTACACTTGCACTGGTAAATGTGGGGATTGTACGCCGATAGGGCATGCATGCGGTAGTGATAGGTTCAAGGGTATAGACATAATAATTGCGGTTCACTAATCAACAGGGGTTAACACTATGAGCGATAACGAAATAATAGATAGATTCGACAGTAGCAACATAACTCTAGAGCAATTATCTAGACTATCAGGCAAGTCGGTAAAATATCTCAAAAAATTATTAATGGGGGGATAGCATGAAAAATGGCGTAACAATAGAAAGTAATTGCTGGATAACTCCAGCACCAGACGGCACTTATATGCCATACGATAAAGCTATTGACCTGGCATTCAAGCTATCAAAAGAAGAATCCGAGGGCTGGACTTACACGACAGAAATTAACGCAAAAACTAACCTGGCGCGAGTCGCTGTTTATGATGATGACAATAACAAAATGGGGTATTTATAATGCTAGTGTTTAACTATAAAAGTAAGAAAGAATTGAAAACTCGCATAGGTGAGCGATTAGATTACATAGAAACCAGCCTATTTGGTGAGGAATTTAGGCCCGATGGCGTACTAACAGGGGCTAATCGCCCTCACATAACAGGCAAGGGCAGAGAATTCTTTGCGAATGTCACAATGAAAGATGGCTTAATTCATTCAGTTAAATAAGGGGGAGGATGGAAAATGAAAACATTTAACAGCACCAATTTGCACGACATCGTTGAGGTTAAGGTTATCGAAGAGGTTATTAATTCAACAAGGGGTGAAGCATTTAGCGTCACAAAATATCGCTTCAAGGATCGATCTGGGAATATATTTACTGTAAATGCTTTTAATATAGACCAAAGAGGGGGGAACCATGACGCATAAACAAGCACTTACAAAAGCCCTACAACTGGCTATAACTGCGCCAGAAAACAGGCTGACAGACGCTGTAAATCTGGTAGATGAATTGGCCGAGCTATGCACACCAGCAGAGATAGCCCAAGCGCAGAGCGATGCACTTAAAATATTAAATCAAGGGGATTCAAATGAAAATAATTAAGATAGTTCTGGCCGAAATAGCATCGGCCGCTGTAGTATCTGGCCTCCTGTTGTTAGTGTTGGCACTGTTCTTTGGGGTGATCTGATGCGAGTCTTTATTTGTTATGATTGTGAGAGAACCCTGCCTGTTCATGATGCGATCAACGAAGTGATTGACGACCAAGCTCTGTGCCGGGCATGCAATCGTGCCTTGGAAATAGAATTGGGAAAGGGATCGCCAGAGAGGCCATTAGAGGCCAGTAGAAGGATTCTATGAATTACTACAACGAGTGGGACTCATTTGCAGCCGAGTGGCTAAAACAACTAATCAAAGACGGATTAATTCCAGATGGTGAAGTCGATAATAGGAGCATTGTAGATGTCGAACCAGGAGAGCTCAAAGGATTTACCCAATGCCACTTCTTCGCAGGTATTGGAGGATGGAGTAGAGCATTACAACTCGCGGGGTGGAGTTCAGACAGACCTGTTTGGACAGGAAGCCCCCCATGTCAGTCTTTCTCCACAGCAGGAAAACAAAAAGGAAAAGACGATGAACGACACCTCTGGCCTGTCTTCTTTAATCTCATCCGAGAGTGCCAACCTACAGCAGTCTTTGGTGAACAAGTTGCAGCAGCTATCCGACATGGATGGCTCGATGATTTACAAGACGACTTTGAAGCGGAAGGTTACGCCAGCGGGGCAGTCGTACTACCATCTGGCAGCATCGGCGCGTATCACAAAAGGGACAGACTATTCTTCACAGCCAAACGCATGGCCGACTCCTTTGGCAAGCGATCAGAGAGGGTCGGCTGGGGTCGGCAAGAAAGAATTACCGAACATAGCGAAACTAGCGACACCCTGGGCGACACCGACAGCGACAGACCACAGCAGAGGGACGAAGCCACCGAGACCACAGGACACCGGGATTCCATTGACTCAGCAGGTATCAGAGCTGACTCCGTGGCCTACTCCTCAAGCAAACAAAAACACCAAGAACAGCAAAGACCCGCAGAAAATGAAGGAAAACGGAGCGCAATCAACAATAGCGGATGCAGCGTGGATGACGAAGGACTCTGGGATTTATGGGAAAATCCCCAAATCATCTACTGCCGAGACGGAAAGTACCGTCCCATCCCAATTGAACCCGCGCTTTTCCCTCTGGCTGATGGGATACCCAATCGAGTGGGGATTCTCAGGGGAGCGGGTAACGCCATTGTCCCGCAAGCGGCAGCGGAAATCATAAAGGCGGTAATTTAAAGGGTAAAGGTTGCCCCCTCGAAAGGGGGCGTGATTACACACACACAAGGGGAGGATGGCATAGTAATCTATGCTAGGTTACTGTCCCCGTTGATATTTTACAAGGGATATTATGGCAGACATTGACCTATTACTCTCAGCACTAGACGGCGTGAAAGCTACTAGCACAAGAGACGGGCATAGACGCTGGATGGCACTATGCCCTAGTCACTCCGACAAGGGTGCATCTCTATCAATCCGCGAATCAAATGATCGGGTACTAATTCACTGCTTTGCAGGCTGTGGAGCAGTGGATATCCTAGACTCGGTCGGCTTAGATTTCGGTGTATTGCAGCCGGTCACTGAGAATTATCGCCCACTTTTTAAGAAATCTACTGATGATACGTTGGCTATCGCTGAATCGATCATTGATCTACTGCCTAAAACTTTAGCGGCAGGAACCAGGCTATCCGCGAAGGATAAGCAAGATATTATCAACGCAAAAATACTAATCGCCAGGAGGGATAAGCAATGGGAGGATGGATAAAATTAGACAGGGCTATGCTAGAACATTGGGTCTGGCAGGACGCAGACACACTCAAAATGTGGCTAGAAATGTTAATGAGAGCTAACTTTGAGGACAAGAAAAGGCTGTTCAATGGACGGCTAATTGATATCAAAAGAGGGCAGCTAATTTTTGGTCGCAAGGTATATTCTGAGCGTCTTGGCATCAACGAAAACAAAATCAGAAAAATTTTAAAACTGTTAGAAAAAGACGGCATGATCCACCAACAAACTACCAATAAATACACAGTAATATCAATAACTTCCTATGATTTATATCAGGAAGTCACCAGCAAAGCACCAACAAAGCACCAACAAAGCACCAGCAAACCACCACACCTTAAGAATATAAAGAATGATAAGAAAGAAAAGAATACTAATAAGCGGTTCACACCGCCAACGCCTGAACAGGTTACTGAATACTGTAAGTCGCGAGGGAATGGTATCAAAGGTGATCGGTTCGTAGACTGGTATGCCACTCGCGGCTGGATGGTTGGCAGCGCACAGATGAAAGATTGGAAGGCCGCGGTCAGGACGTGGGAGCAGCGCAAGCGTGAATCTACGAAAGATGATGATAACTGGGAGGTGAGCAGATGATTAATATACCGGAGGGATTGGATTATGATGAATACGTGGAGCTACTCGGCAGCTTGGAATCACAAGATTTAAAGTCTAGCGGTCATTGGCGTGATGATTTAATTGAATACAATAACACTGATCATGTTGCCTATGGGGACAAGCTACCCTTCCCGAAGTCGTTCGATTTGTTCAGATATAGGCCATCCGAGATGACCTTGGTAACTGGGTACAACGGATCGAAGAAGAGTATGGTGCTAGGCCAGATCATGCTCCATCTCGCGAAGACTAGGAAGGTGTGCATCTGTAGCTTGGAGATGCAGCCTACCGTTACCTTGCACCGGATGCTAATGCAAGCAGCAGGAGCACACCAAGGCCGACCATCAGATGAGTTTGTCCAACGGTTTATGGATTGGGCGCAAGATCGGATATATATCTTCGATGCGCTGGATACTCTACCGCCCGAAAGAATCATCGGATTCATACAATACGCCACGAAAGAGCTAGGATGTGAGCATGTAGTTTTGGATTCGCTGAGTAAGATCGCCCTGAAATATGACGATTACAATAAGCAGAATGAATTCATCAACAAGATGCAGTACATAGTTAAGCGTAATCAAGCCCACCTGCACATAGTGACGCATGTTAAGAAGCCTATGCATGATGATGAATCAATTGCACCCTCGCGATACAGTATTAGAGGCGCGGGTTCTCTGTCCGACATGGCAGACAATGTGATTATTATCCAGCCTAACCGCAAGCGAGAGACTCTTAAAGAGATAGCTACGATGCGGGAGCTAGATGAGAAGCAGCAGGAATATCTATCTAAGTCGTCTGATCACCAGATCATCATCGCGAAGCAGAGACATGGAGCCTGGGAAGGTAATTTAAACTTCTATTTCCACAGCAATTCACTCCAATTAACGGAGCGGGAGGGGTATCCTCATCAGTTTAACTTTGATTAAAAATAAATAAAAGGACAAGTTTTATAAAAATTTGTCCGAATTATCTGAGCCGCCAATAAGACCCGCGAGTTGAATGCTCTAATGTAAATGTCTGTTCCTTCCCTGTTGGGCTTAACATAGTCACCTCAGAGCCTTGTAGGGGGGTGCAGGAGCGCGTTTCGTCATATGCCCCTACCCTATGCATGTCAAAACCTGTAATGCCTGAGAACACCTCTCCACAGGCAGAACAACGGCAGTAACTGCCACCTATTTTTAACTTATATGTGCTTACTGGCATAACTTTCTCCTGGTTAATTAGAAATTCATATAAATATATCTAATATTATTGTTGACAGCAACAATTGTTAGCGATTATTATTTTATCAACGTCTGGGAGGATGCACTATGAACATCAAAGAACACATCGATCTTTACAACTCCGAATCACCCCTACCTCTTTCTCAATCCGAAGCTCTCCAAGACTGCTTGGAATCGATTGTGAAATTTCTAGCTACGCCAATCTTAGTTAATGAATCTAAGCTAAATGAAACATTTGGCCTCATGATTCGCGATGCGATTCAGCTAGAGGTTGAAGAATTTTATGAGGAATATCAATCAGATATGCAGTTTGAAATGACTCAGCAAGAGTCTGATGAGGCTGCTGGCTTCAGGAGGGGTGAGTAATGGATAACTCTTTAAGTCAAGCTAAAGCCAAAGCTCAATGGGATTGGCGAGATGGCAGTGAGGAAAATACCTATAAGCCCGGATCAGAAGCATGGGAATCTTATCGTAATGCTTGGTTTGATCTATACCTAACATCTTTGCAGATAGAACAACAGGAGCCACAGGAGCCAGAAGTATGAGCATAATAAATATTCAGCAGAAATTAAAAGCCAAGAAGGGCCAGCGGAATGCATTTGGTAATTATAACTACAGGTCAGCAGAAGATATTTTAGAGTCTGTTAAACCTTTGTTGGCAGAAGCCGAGATGTATCTAACAATTAGTGATTGTTTGGAATATATCGGTGATAGATATTACATCAAGGCTACCGCTGTTGTGAGAACAGTGGACAATAATTTTGTCGCAGAAGCTACAGGCTACGCGAGAGAGGCTGACAGCAGGAAGGGCATGGACGTTAGCCAAATCACCGGAGCTACCTCTAGTTACGCCAGGAAGTACGCTCTCAATGGTCTGTTTGCTATCGATGATGGCAAGGATGCAGACTCGCGAGACAATACCAAGGAAGACTCAACAGAAACTGAGAAGCCTTGGTTTACAGAGAGCGAATTTAACAACTGGCATGGTGCTATGAAAGATCAGATAGACAGCAAGACCAAAACAGTAGACCAGGTTATCGCATCTCTCAAAAAGAAATATAAACTCAGCCCAGAAATGTTGTCTGAAATTAAACAGATGGCATCTGCGTAAGGGGGAAGACATGGCTAGTCAGTACCCTCCCATTGGTAAAGAAAAGCTAACAGTGATGAAAGCTGGTGATTTAATGGCTAACTATGAGTGCGGCGAAGGCAGTATCAGCCTCACCCCTGAGTTTAACTATGAAAATTCACTCTTGAAACTGGATGTGTTGTCCGATTGGATTTATGACTTGCAGGAAGAGTATGACAAAGCAAGATTGAAATTAAATAAAGAGCAAAATAAAGCAAGAAGGGAGATGTTAAATGGATGATCTATTCGATGACACGCCAGCTCATAAACTGGCAAGGACTACTGATCCGCAAACCTCTAAGGATGCAGCCACGGCAGCACCCACTGGGAAGATGCGAAAGTTTGTATTTGATTTAATAAATTCTTCTGGCAAAGAAGGCATTACCATCAAAGAGATGACGCAAGCGCACCCGCACATTCAGTCTAGCTCAATTACTAGCCGACCCAACGAACTAGAAAAAGCTGGACACGTTTTCTATCGGGGCGATAAGAGAGATGGCGGTCGCGTCATTCGATCTAGTGACTACGATACTGGAACGCGAGAGTGCAGCAAATGTTCAGGCGTGTTACTAAGTTTCTACAAGATGAAATGTCAAAGCCCCAAGTGCAATAAGGATGATCTATGAGAATTTGTGAGCATGAACAAGGCACTCCAGGTTGGATTGAGTCTAGATTAGGATGCCCTAGCGCATCTATGTTCTCTAAGCTATGCACATCCAAAGGTGTCTGGTCTACGCAAGCTGACAGCTACATAAATCAACTGGTAGCAGAAGAACTAACTGGAGAGCAAACTCCGTTTTATCAAAATGATCACATGCTTCGCGGGACTGAGTTAGAACCTGAAGCGCGTGACCTGTATTGTGTACTGCAAGATGTAGAAGTTGAGGAAGTCGGTTTCTGTCTACACGAAACAATCGCTGCTGGTTGTTCACCAGACGGATTGGTAGGCGAATCGGGAGGGTTGGAAATAAAATGTCCTACAGGTTCAACTCACGTAGGTTACTTGAGGGATGGCATACTGCCCTTGAAATATAAACAGCAAGTAATGGGCTGTCTATGGGTAACGGAGCGTGATTGGTGGGATTTCTTTTCTTATCATCCTGGCATGAAACCTTTGATCGTTCGCGTTGAGCGTGATGAGGAATACATAGCCAAACTGGAAGAGTGCGTGTCCAGGGCGGTCAATTCAATCAAAGGAATCGCAAGCTGGCATGACAATGTCATTAAATTTTGGGATTAGGAGATTTAAATGAGTGATTACGATAACACTAACCGAGGTGCGCTGTTTAAAAACGAAAGGAAAGAGCAGCCAACTCACTCCGATTACAACGGCACAATTAACGTAGATGGGAAAGAGTTCTATCTCAATGCATGGTTAAAGGAATCGCAAGCTGGCAAAGCTTACATGAGTCTGTCGGTCAAGGCTAAAGATGCAGCAAAGTCTAATGGTTTACCTGCATCTCCTGAAATCTCAGCAGAAGATGTACCCTTTTAATTTAACGGGGGCGCAAGCCCCCATCTTGACTGATTATATGGAGAGTGAGAATGGAAGATGAATTAGATATGTTGTTTAGATGGCATGAAATTGATGACCAGAAGTTGCTAGAGACAGTAAAAACAATTCGGCAATCTGCTAGAGATAGCGCATTAGCCTATGCCGCAAAGCATGGGTTTGTAGCACCGCCGCGAGAGGAAAGATCACCGGCTGAACTAATGAGAGGGGAGTGACAGCAAATGAGCGTACTACACACCAACATTAACGAAGTAGTCAGCCTGACCTATGGACTTACGAATCTTGGACGATAACGAGATTGAGAAGCTCAAAGAGCTTGCCCCTGCCCTGTCACACGCTCAGTTGGCAGAATATTTTGGTATGTCTGACAATTGCTTGAGAAGGATGTTTAAGCGAGAGCCTGAGTTATTGGAGGCTTATAACAAGGCATTGCTAGACGCAAGCAGCAGAATGATCGCTCAACTCTACACAAACGGCATGGACGGTGATTTTCAGAGCATGAAGCTATGGCTATCTCAGCGAGCTGGCTGGACGGAAAAGAGCAGGCAGGAAATATCTGGACCTGACGGCAAGGCTATTGAGAAGGATTATCATGTGACAATTGAGGTCGTCAACCCAGGAGACTTAGCCTGAAACTGCAGATAGCGCCAAAGCTGCTCCCGGTGCTTAATGCCAAGCAGAGATTTATTTGTGTTTATGGCGGTAGAGGTAGCGGCAAAAGTTATGGCCTCGGCTCTCTTAGCTTGCTCAAGGCTCTAAAGGGGCAAAAGATCGGGGCTTTTAGAGAGTTCCAGAACTCCATTGATGATTCGGTACACAGCCTCTTAGCGTCTCAGATACAGTCTTATGGCCTTGAAGACTTTCAGGTGCAGAATAACCAGATTCTGTTTAATGGCGAGGCGGCTTTTAAATTTAGAGGTCTAGCCAGAAACGTAGAGGCGGTTAAGTCGATGTATGGCTTTAACTTGTTCTGGGTCGAGGAGGCTCAAACTATATCCTTTGAAAGCCTCAAAGCTCTTACTCCTACGCTTCGGGAAGCAGGCAGTCAGATATGGCTGTCAGGTAACCCACGGTCCAGCACTGACGCATTTTCTGAGCGGTTCATTAAGCCATTCGAGAAGCAGCTTAACCGCGATGGCATATACGAAGACGATATGCATCTAATTATCCGCATGAATTACGAGGATAACCCGTGGTTTGTGAAGACTCCTCTTGAGCAGGAAAGACAGCACGATTTTAATAATTTGACACGGGCGATGTATGAGCACATCTGGGAAGGCAAGCACCTCGATACTGTGCAGGACAGTATAATCGACCCTGACTGGTTTGATGCGGCGATAGACGCGCACAAGAAGCTAGGTTGGAAGCCAGAAGGAGCTCTAATTGCTTCCCACGACCCTTCAGACGAGGGCGGTGACAGTAAGGGCTATTCTTTGCGCCACGGTAATGTCATTCTGGACGTTTGTGAAAATGTTACTGGAGATGCCAACGAAGGCATGGACTGGGCACTAGAGAAGGCTGTAGCAGGCTCAGGCAGACCACTTCATCTGGGATTGTGACGGCTTGGGGATAAGCCTAAAGCGTCAGGTAGACCAAGAGCTAGAGTCTACTGCGATGCAGAAGCACCAGTTCCGTGGGTCAGAGTCTCCTGATGACGCTGCTGTGCCGTATAGCGGTAGAGACTCCAAGACTAACAAGGACACGTTCTTCAACAAGAGGGCGCAGTACTGGTGGAAGTTACGAGATAGGTTTGAGGCT